CGTAAAAGGAACACGTATTGTGATCATGCCTATTCAAGGGCGTAAAGCAAAACAATTCACTAAAGATAAGATGGTAATCTAATGAGCGAAGAAAAGACAACACTAGCAGATTTTTTCAAAGCGATTGCCGAAGAGAAAAAGAAGAGCGGCACTGCTCCTATTGTTGAGCAAAAAATCGTTGAAGAAAAACAGAATGATATGGGCGACTATCTTTCTGCTCTGAAAGGTAGTAAATCTTTTATTCCTGAAATGCTACCAGAATCACCTGTCGTTCCTGTTCAGAAGCCAATCAAAGAGCAAGAAGATTATTTAAACACGATTGATCTTCGCAGTAACTATGTCACACAAGAAGACCTGAATCGTCATTACAAGACTTTTGTTGAGCGAGTGCAGAAGCAATTAAGTACGCTTGGCGGTGGTGGTGAAAAAGAGTTTCGTTATCTTGATGACGTAAATCGTGATACCATGACAGGCAACAACAATAACTGGTTGCTTGAATACGATGCGAACACTCAGACAGTTCAGTTCACAACTGATCCAGGACCGATCAACACACTCAAGTTTGATCGTAATCACATACATGAAGAATTTCCTGAAGTTGGTCAACTGTGCTGGAGTGCACAAGATCAGACCTTGAATCTGCAACATCCCAACGGTGTGACTCAGCAAATTGGTCAAGAGTCGTATGCATATGTTCGTAACAAAACTGGTTTAACAATTGCAAACGGAACTGCTGTTCGATTTGCAGGTGCAGAACAAAACGGTACTGCACGATTATTAGTCGCACCCTTCCAAGCCAACAACGTGTATCCTAGTCTTTACGGATTAGGCATTGCTACGGAAGATATCGCTGATAGTGCTGATGGTCGAATAACAGTATGGGGTAAAGTCCGTGATGTAAACACCTCTGCATTTAATGTCGGTGACATTTTGTATGTCGATCCTGCTGTTGCTGGTGGGCTAACAAACGTCAAGCCAACCGCACCGAATAACGTAGTTCCAATGGCGGCTGTTCTTCGTGTTGACTCGTCGCAAGGTGAAATCTTTGTTCGCCCTAACTATGAACAGCAAAAGAACTACGGCAACTTTATTAGTGACTCGGATCAAAATATGCTGTTGGCTAACACAGCCCAGGCTATCAGATTGTCAACAGATTTACGGGCGCAACAGATGCAGTATCTAGACAGTGATAGATCAAAAATTCAAGTATTTGAATCTGGTCTCTATGCAGTTACGGTAAATGCACAGATAACTTCAACTAACAGTTCATCTAAAAATGTTTACTTTTGGCTACGTAAAAACGACTCCGATTTGACTGGTACAACACGTATTGTCACTATTACGGGAAATGCTGTTTTCAGAACATTTGCTTCGACAAACACAGTTTCTCTGGGCGCAAACGACACAATAAAACATATGTGGGCAAGTACAGACGCAACGGTCACTTTACAGGCGGTACCTGCAACAGCATTCGCACCGTCATCGCCATCGGTTAAGATAGATGTTACTCAGGCGGCACTATAATGAACTTTCTAGAATTTATTACTGAGCAACAAAACACGCACATGACGCACATAGAGGATAAGGTTCTCTATGGTGGTGTCAATGGTACGCGACAAGCAATCTTTGCTTTGCGTGACATGCGTGACATGCTTGCTGGTAAGAAAGAGGGTAAAGTTTCTGTGAAGTGGGATGGAGCTCCTGCTATCTTTGCAGGCACTGATCCTCGTGATGGTAAGTTCTTTGTTGCAAAGAAAGGTATCTTCAACAAGAATCCCAAAGTCTACAAGACACCCGAAGAAGTCGATGCTGACACTTCAGGTGATCTAGCGGCTAAACTGAAAGATGCTTTACAGTATCTTCCTGCACTAGGCATCAAAGGTGTGATTCAAGGCGACTTTCTATTTGGGCAAGGGGATCTCACAAAGCGTAAGATTGATGGCGTATCTTATGTTACTTTCCATCCCAACACAATCGTCTATGCAGTGCCTGCGAATCAAGCGCAAGAAATTCAACGCGCAAAAATCGGCATTGTGTGGCACACTACATATACTGGTAGTACCTTTGAAACAATGAAAGCATCATATGGTGTTGATGTGAGTAAATTGAAAAAGACCGCAAATGTGTGGTCACAAGACGCAATGCTTCGTGATGTTCGAAGCGCAACTATGACTAAAGATGAAACGGAGACTGTGAATGAATATCTTTCGCAAATTGGCAAACTTTTTAACTCCATCAGTGGCACAACCCTCAGAGCCCTTGAAGGAAACCCCACCCTCGCCCAGCACATTGAGCAATACAACAACACCTACGTCCGAGCCGGCGCCGTCATTGGAAACTCCAAAACCCACGCCGAAAACCTCGTCCGCTGGATCAAAAACAAGTACAAAGCCGAAATCGACAAACGCAAAACCGCGAGCGGCAAAGCCACGCAACAAAAGAAGCTCGACGACCTCATCTCGTTCTTCAGCGAGGAAAACAAAGCAAACCTCGTAAAGATGTTTGAATTGCAAAAATTAATTGTACTTGCTAAATTAAAACTTATAAATAAACTTAACCGATTGAGTAATCTTGAAACTTTTGTTAAAACACGCAAGGGTTTCAAGGTTACTGGTCAAGAAGGTTATGTAGCAATTGACACACTTGGTGGTGATGCAGTGAAACTTGTTGATCGTATGGAATTTTCATACAACAACTTTTCACCCGATATACTCAAGGGATGGGACAAGCCAACTAGGAACTAATATGCTAAGCTTTAAAGATTTTTTAACTGTTGATTATACACCTGGCATGCCAGAAGAAATCTCTTATGCCGCAATGAAGCGTAAGAGAGGGCGCATCGGCGAAGAAACTGAACAGACCGATGAAGCTCTGAACTTTGCTCAGCGTCGCGCACGTGCGCGTATCATGAAGAAGAGCAAAGCCAAGATTGCAATGGGTAAACGCAGAGCAGAAAAACGGGCTGCGGATCCTTCTCGTATTGCAAAACGTGCCAGAAAACAAGCAATCAATCAAATGTTTTTGAAGCTTTCAAAAGGCGTACCTCGCTCAGAACTTCCTGTTTCTCGCCGCCAAGAAATCGAAAAGCGTCTTGAAAAGTTGAAGCCGCGCATTGAAAAAATTGCGCGTAGACTTCTTCCTCAAGTGCGTAAGATGGAAAGAGAACGTCGCATGGGTAAGCAAGAAGAGCAATGAGTTTTCCGTCTTTTAAACAATATCTCGTAGAAGAACAGCGAGAAGTATTCTTCACATTTGGTAGAATGAATCCGCCGACTGTTGGTCACGGAAAGCTGTTGAATGTCATGGCTACAAAAGCAGGTAAGACACCTTACAAAGCGTATCTTTCGCAATCTTCTGATCCCAAAAAGAATCCCCTTACTTACGAACAGAAAATCAAACATGTTCGTAAGATGTTCCCAAAACATGCAAGAAACATTATTCTCGATAAAAAACTTCGTAATGTTTTCGAAGTAGCATCCAGTCTGTACGACCAAGGCTTCAACAAAATTACAATGGTCGTCGGTGCTGATCGCATAACCGAGTTTAAAACTCTGCTAGAGAAGTATAATGGCGTTCAAGGGCGTCATGGTTTCTACAACTTCGAAAAGATTAATGTCGTCTCTGCGGGTGATCGTGATCCCGACGCGGAAGGCATCGAAGGTATGTCTGCTTCGAAGCAACGCGAGAATGCAAAGAATAACGATTTTACAACATTTTCTCAAGGCGTACCAAACACTATGTCGAACAAAGACGCAAAGCGTCTGTTCAACGATGTGCGGGCAGGTATGGGCTTGAAAGAGGTGACACAGTTCAAAAATCACATTGCATTACAGCCTGTGTCCGATATCCGCGAAAAATTCGTTGAAGGAGAATTGTTCAATGAAGGCGATGAAGTGGTTGTTAAATCAACTGGAAAAACCGGATATGTACATAGATTGGGTGCTAATTATGTTATTGTGTCTCTTGATGGAGGCGGCATCACGCGTGAATGGGTTGACAATGTAGAAGTCGTTAACGAAATGGGCTTTGGCGGAAGCAGTCTTATGAAAGACCTTGCACCCGGCTTGGATCGTTTCTTAGATAAAACTCTGAATCGCAAGAAGTACGAACTCGCTGTAAGAACTTTTCTTGATCTTCGCAAAAAGAATCCTGGTAACGCAAGACGAAATCTTGTCAAAGCGGCACAGATTACTGACGTTGACGTAAGAACATTAGACAGACTCTTTCATGATCTAGTCAAAAAAGGTAAAATGCCTAAGCATCTGATCAATTACTGGCCAACTTACAAAGAAGAAACTGATCGCTGGTATAAAGATCAGCCCGAATGGGGAACACCCGAAGCTACGAAGAAAGCGAAAAAGAATATCGCTGGTCAAGAAAAAGCTCACGTGGCTGAAAAGTCTCCCATGACTGAAGATGAGGTTGATATTGCAACTACTAGAATCAATCAAGATAAGAAAGCTGATCGTGAACAAGAAAGACGTGATCGCGAACGTAAAGAAATTCAGTATGATCGAATTCTTGACCGCGCTAGACTTGCTCGTGCTAGACGCAAAAATCGTCAAACAACTGGAAATGTATAAATAAGCTTATAACTTAACAGAAGGGTTTCTTCGGTGAAAACATTCAAAGAACTATCAGAAAAACTTAAGAAAGACAAAGACGACCCTTGCTGGAAAGGTTACGTCCAGTTAGGCACGAAAAAGAAAAATGGCAAAGAAGTGCCTAACTGTGTGCCTAAAGAGAACGTCGAAGAAAAAGCTGTATCAAAACAACAGCAAAAATTCATGGGCATGGTTCGTGCTGTGCAGAAAGGCGAGATGGATGCACCATCTCCTGAAGTAGCAAAAGCTGCCAAATCCATGAGCAAAAAAGACGTAAAAGACTTCGCAAAGACCAAACACAAAGGTCTGCCTGTCAAGAAAGAGTCTGTCAAAGAAGCTTTAACTTTAAGTGATATTCGCCGCAAGAAAGAGCGTGAAGAAAAACGTAAGAGAGATGACCGTGCGGGCGAAACTCAGCATCAAAGAATGATGCGTAAAGTCTATGGCAACATGATGGGCGGTCTTAAGAAAGAAGAAGTTGAGCTTGAAGAAGGGCGGGGCGAAGCGCTCAAAGCATTTGAGTCCCTTGTAAAGCGTGGCGGTATTGATCGTGCCACTTTCCAGAAAGCACACGATCTATACAAAGGTGCAAAGTTTGCTGAGTTGAAGAAGCTGATCGCAAATGCTGATACTGACGTTAGTGAAGCAATCGCGGATTTGATTCAACGGCACGATTCTAAAGCATTTAACAGCATGTATCCAAAAGCCAAGTCTGGTGACTATCTACGCAATATCACAAAAGAAAATTACATTGCAGAAGCAAAGAGCTTTGGTCTAGGCGACCGTGTTCGTGTCAAAGACGATGCAAAGAAAGTCGTAAATAGAAATCTTCTTGGCAAGTCTGGTGTCATCGTTCCTCACGGGCTCGGTGGTCGTTCAGTAATGGTTAAGTTTCCTAACGGGCAATCTGCAATGTTCACCAAGACTGACTTGGAGATGAACGAAGCGAGAAAGAGTGGTGCAAACTACGAAGTCTATCACAAAGACTTCTCTACCGCTGTGCAGTACGCAAAGAGAGAAGTAGAAAAGAAAGGCTACGAAATTGACGACGACGAATGGTTTCGAAAAGTCGCATCTGGTCCTCGTAAGCCTTCTGTAGGTAAAACTAACTCGTATAATATCGAACTGATGAAGAACGGTAAGCCTACAAAGCAAAGACTTCAGATGCAAGTCTATGGCATGGACAGTGGCAAGTACGAACTAAACATGTATGTGAGCTAAGATGAAATCGTTCAAGTCAATCAGAGAACAACGCGATAACGAAATGGAAAAGGTCGAAATGGCTGAACAACAGCTCCATTTCATTTGCTACGCCGTCGACGAAATTCTTGAGTATGTTCAAGAAGGCGGCGAAATCGAAGAATGGTATCAAAACAAACTGAGTAAAGTGCACAGCGATGTAGAAGGGCTTTACTCTTATGTGCAAGGCGAAAAGCATCGTATGGAAAATGACGATGATGAAGAAGATGACGATGACGATATGATGGGTGCGATGTATCGATGAAAAAATTTAGTGACTACAGAGCAGACGAAATCGATTGTACTTGCGAATCAATGTATGAAGAGTTGATTCCGGAAGCGGCTGAGTACCAGGGTAAAAAAGTTACTCTGAACAATCCGTTTCGTACACCTGATGGTCCTAAAAAGTTTTCTGTCTATGTCAAGAACGACAAAGGCAATGTTGTGAAAGTCAACTTCGGCGATCCTAATATGGAGATTAAGCGCGACGATCCCGGGCGACGTAAGAATTTTAGAGCTAGGCATAACTGTGACAACCCTGGCCCTAAATGGAAAGCAAGATATTGGTCTTGCTATCAATGGCGCGGGGGCGCAAAAGTAGATAACTAAGTCTACGTAAGATCGAATGGGAAAACTGAGGAACTAAGATGGCAACAACCAATGCTAAAATTGCGCAACTTGTTGAAAATCTAGACAATAAGCTAGATCAACATATTGTCGATACGGCTGATCACGAAACGCGAATGGCTTCCATGGAAAAACACATGGAAAGGCTCACTGAAGCAGTCATAATGATTGCGAAGGTTGAGCAAAAAATTAGTGTTTTAGAAGAGCGTCGAGAAGAGCAACACGAAAGAATAAATAGATTGTCGGCTAAAATTGATAATATCGATAATTCGGTAACTGGTCTAGTCGAAAAAGTAAATTTTGGTATGAAAATTAGTTGGTTAGTCGTAGCTGTCTTTATTACTGCGATTGCGGCTCAGTTTGGCTTTCAAGTAACATAACGGAGAGTATAATGAACTCTGAATATTTAAGAAAAATGCAAGGTCTTTGGCAAGATATTCTTCTTGGCGAAAAGAAAAAGCTTGATCCTGTAGACAAGAAAGAGCTTGAAAAGGACTATGATGATCGCACAGATAAAGATATCGACAACGATGGCGATACCGATAAGTCTGACGAGTATCTTCACAATCGTCGCAAGACCATCAAGAAGGCTATGGCAAAAGAGGATATTGACGAGTTTCTGAATTCTCTTAGCGAAGAGCAACTGGACGAGGTTTCTGCTAAACTTGCTCGCAAGGCCGCCGCTTCAAGTGCCGCTAAGAGTTTCGAATACGGCAGTTCTGCATACGGTCCTGGTACTGACAAAGAAATGGATCGTCTTGATAAGAAAGCAGACAAGGCAAGAGCCCACGTTCAGAAGCGTCAAGGCGACAAGGGCGTGAAGAAAGTCGATAAAATGACTGGCAAACTGATCTACGGTAGAAACGAAGCTGTGGATATTGACACCAAGTCTGTAGACAAAGCGCTGTCTCACGATTGTGCAAAGCATGTTGCTTCTGAGCAATGGGGCTTTGGCGAGTGTATTTCTGGTCAACACACTCTGGTTGAGCAGGAAGATGGCACTGCTATCGTGACTCACTACGATGTAATGTTTGAGCATGGCGTCGAGTTTGACGTGCCTGTCGAAGACCTTAGAATCCTTGTTTCTGAATCTCACAAGCACACAGCTAAGAAGATGAAAGAAGGTGACATGAAGAAAGACAAAGCAGGTCATACGACTGGCGGCTTCCGTATTTCTGACAAAGAAGCGCAAGCGGCTCGTGAACGCCTTGCTAAAAAGCGTCAAGAGCGTGGCATGAAAGAAGGTGCTACCTATGCTGATCGCACGAAAGGTGCTTCAAAAGCAGAGACCATGAAAGACAAGCTCAAGGGCAAAGCGGCACTAGACATGGCGAAAGACGCAAACATGGATAATCCTGAACTTGCGGCTGACGATGCTAAAGGTCACGAAGATGCAACGAAAGCTGGTCGCGCAGTCAAAGGGCAAGCACCTGCTCGCCCAGGTGAGAAGCGCATGGGCGACAAGAATATTGTCAATCCTGTTAAGGGTGCAGTAACATCTACTACTGGTAAGGAGGGCTAAATGGCTATCAAGACACCACATTGGGCTCCGAAAGGAACTCATCCCACTGCAAAAGGGTGGATGACACCTAGCGGTGAAATTGTAAAGAAGCAGAAGTTTACTGCTGAACAGATTGCTGAGTGGCATGGCGTCTCTGCTCCTGCTCCCGCACCTGTAGTGCAGACTCTTCATGAAGCACCGGTTGTTGAGACTGTCGTAGCGCCTGAAGTACATGCGTTTCACAGTGGCGAAGAACTTGAGGCGGCTGAAGTCGAGGAGCCTGAAGAGGACAAATAACTTTAACTTAAGTGAAGTGAAAAGATTTTATGTCATGATATATTAACCTAATAATTATAAAAAAGGAAAATATCATGACAGATGAGGAAAATAAAAAAGTATATCATCCTGCAGACACAAATGGTGACGGGAAGGTATCTGAAGAAGAACACCAGATGTATATGGAATTCAAGCGGAAAGAGCTTGAAGACGCAGACGCGATGCGTGATGCACAGCGTAGCATGACATGGTTTGCTCTCTTTGGTTTGTTGCTCTATCCCTTTGCTGTTGTACTAGCAGATTGGGTTGGGCTTGACAAAGCTTCTGAAATTCTAGGCGATATGGCGGCTACATACTTCGTATCAGTAGCGGCAATTGTAGCCGCATTCTTTGGTGGTCAAGCTTACTCTGCATCTAAAAAGTAAGTCTAAAACCTCTTTAAGAACCCGCTGAGCAATCAGCGGGTTTTTTTATAAATATAGAAAAATGCATTTGTTATAGAGGCACTGATGTTACTATTTGATGATCTTAAAGAAGATAATTTTCTTCTGTACGCCGCACGGAACTATTATAATCCTACGTGCATCGATGCAGAAGAATTCTATGAAGACATAAAAAGATTTAAGTATCTAAAAAGACTTGTTAAACGTTATGAAGACGGTGGCAAGCTTTCTGTCAATTTAATTATGAACCATCTAGTCGTTATCTTTAATGTTTTTGGTGTACAATCAGGTTTAAAAATGCTAGAATATAAGGTGATCACAGAACAAAATCTGTCGATTATTAAACCCTTTCTAGTCTATCTCAACGTTATTGAGAATGATAAATACACTGGTACACCAATGGACAATCACGTTGTTGAAAAACTGAGGAATATATAGTGTCATTAGCATCAAGAGCGGGCGATCTTTATTACTCATTTCGCTTTGTCAAACTTCTTACAACACCGTGGGAAGAAACAGACGCATACAAGTTAGGTGTGATCGACGAATTCGGTAAGAGAAACAAGACCGTTAAGTTGGACACAGATGAAAGAAAGTCCGCATATTCGACATTTGTGCGTTTAGTATTCAACATCAAACGCCTTCTAGAAAAAGTTCCTGGTGGTAAATCAACGCTTGCATCGTATGCGGCGGCACTATTTCTTTTAAAAGAAAAATACGAACTCTCTGACAAAACCATTGATAAGATTCTAAAGCAGTGCCAGATCGATCCTCTTGATTTGATGGCTGAATCGTCTCAATGGTACGTGCTGAACAACAAGCAATTATCCCCTGGGATTTACAGGTTGCGTGAAGAAAGAGTCACCAATCATGACGTTGATATTATGCCTCGCGATACAGTTCGCGTCCTGTCAGACTCGTATCCTGTTGGTGAAATACTCGGATTAGATATATATGAAGTAACACACATAAATACTAATCAGCCTTTGTACGTAACAGTCGGGGAACTCTACAAGTGAAATCGTTCAAGCAATTCTTCGAAGAGCCTACCATGACGACAGGTCCTGGTGTTGCTGGCACTTCCCCTAATGATCCAGCAGATTGGGTTTATCAAAAAAAGAAGCGTCGCCCTCTGACGCGTCGGTATATCGAAGTCAACGGTAAGTTTAAAAAGCAAGCGAAATGATTCGTCTCCTGCCCGTTCTGCTACTGTCAGGATGCGCAGTTGCGTGGTCTCCTGACATTATTAGAGACGAACAGCCGGATGAAACTTATCTATATACCTTAAGTATCACAGCTACTTATCCAAAGAAGCAATTCATGAATGCACAAGAGCGACAGGAGTATATACAACTCCCGCCTCACATGCAAGATAAAATGATGGAATACTATAAACAAAGAGAGAAAGATCGGGAACGCGCCTCTGAAGTGCTGGACTGTCTTTTGAAATTACCACCTAATTTGGAGTGTTAAAATATGTTTGCTTTTATTAAGATGCTTCCGCTTCTGTTAGTTTTGGGCGGTGGGGCATATGCATATCACACAGTAAAGATCAATGAGATGAACGCAGTTATTGCACAAAAAGAATCCTCAATTGTAATTCTCAAAACAAACGAAGAAAAGCTTATTGCGGCAGAAGAGCAAAATCGTCGAGCAATTGAGACGATGAAGCAAGACATGGAAAAACAGCGTGAGGCTTTCACCAATCTTTCTTCTCAGCATGCACAGCTAGCCAAAGAGCGTGACGAATACATGTCCGTGTTTCGTAAGCATGACTTGACTAAGCTTGCACGTCTAAAGCCAGGATTGATTGAGCCTCGTATTAATAATGGTACGGCTGAAGTTTTTCGTCAGGTAGAACAAGATAGTCGCGAAGTGGATCAGGCAGATGACGTAGTGGAGGTTAAGAATGAAAAAGGTTAGTATTTTATTGCTCGCAGTTTTTCTGACAGGCTGTTCAACGATTGGAATTCCCAAATTTGGTTTTGGTAAAAAGCCTGAACCCGAACCTTTACCGCCGAAAGTAATTACTGTTACTGAGACAGTGCCTTTGCGCATTTATCAGCCACCGTTGCCTCAAGAGATTTCTCTTGAAAACGTTAAATTCTTCGTAATCACAAAAGACAATCTAGAAGAACAGGTCGCTAAAGTCGAGAAGATTCTAGGTGGTGATTTTGTGGTCTTTGCGTTGACCCCCCAAAGTTATGAAAACATGGCATTCAATCTTCAGGAGATTCGTCGATACGTCCGCCAGCAAAAAGAAATTATTCTTTACTATCGCACGGCTACGACAAGTGACGAAGGCACAGACGCTGACGATTGGCTCAAGAAAAACGAAGAAGTGATAGAAGAACAGCAAAAATCTAATTGATTATACACTACATATAGTGTATCATACAATACTCATAAAACTGTAATATGACTATTTAATAGTCATGGTGTCTTTTACGCTTTAAAAAGAGAGAAACAAATGTCATTGACAATCGATTTGTCCCGAGACAATCTTCTAGAAGATTACGCTGTCGGGATGTTGAAAGACTTTTACCTGAACGAACACGAAACGTCCCCACAAGAAGCTTACGCTCGTGCCGCAAAAGCATGGTCAACTTACAAAGGCGAAGTGGACGTTCAACTTGCTAAAAGACTTTATGAATACGTTTCGAAAAAGTGGTTTATGTTCGCGTCTCCTGTTCTGTCAAACGCGCCTAACGGTCATGGTAAAGGTAAGGGGATGCCTATCTCGTGCTTTCTTACTTATGTTCCCGATACCCTTGAAGGGCTAATCGATCACAGTTCTGAGTTGCGTTGGCTTTCAGTGCTTGGTGGCGGCGTAGGCGGTCACTGGAGCGATGTTCGTACGGTATCTGACATTGCACCCGGACCAATTCCGATTCTGCACACTGTAGACGCAGACATGATCGCTTATCGGCAGGGTAAGACTCGCAAGGGTTCTTATGCCGCATACATGGACGTTTCGCATCCAGATATCATAGAGTTTCTGAACATTCGTATTCCGACAGGTGACGTTCAACGCAAAGCCTTGAATCTGCACAACGCCATCAACATCACTGATGAGTTTATGGAAGCGGTGGTCAACAACACGACCTTTGACCTGCGCGATCCCAAAGACAATGCAGTCAAAGAAACTGTGAACGCTCGCAAGTTGTGGGAGCGTATTCTAGAGATTCGTTTCCGTACAGGTGAACCCTATCTGAACTTTATTGATACGGCAAATCGTGCGTTACCCGAAGCGTTAAAAGAGAAAGGCTTGAAGATTCATGGATCGAATCTTTGCAATGAAATTCATTTACCGACTTCGGCCGAGAGGACTGCTGTGTGCTGTTTGTCGTCATTAAATCTTGAGTACTATGATGAATGGAAGGACACTACTATTGTTAGGGATCTTGTGCGGATGCTCGATAACGTACTTGACTACTTTATTGACAACGCACCTGACACAATCGCACGTGCGAAATACAGTGCTCAGCGTGAGCGATCAATCGGGTTGGGAGCAATGGGTTTTCACTCATTACTACAAAAACACGGAGTCGCATGGGAGTCAGATAAGGCCCGTGAAATCAATGACGTTGTTTTTGGACACGTCAAATCTGAAGCAGTTGCAGAAACAGAATTGCTCGCAGAGCAAAGAGGTGAATATCTTGATGGGATTGGAACTGGAAAACGAAATGCGCATCTCCTGGCAATTGCGCCCAATGCTTCCAGCGGAGTTATACTGTCAACGAGCCCATCAATCGAACCCTCAAAAGCAAATGCCTATACTCACCGAACGCGAGCAGGTAGCTTCCTTGTAAAGAACAAGTATCTTGAGAAGGTGTTAGAAGACAAGGGTGAGAACAACGAATCTATTTGGACTTCGATCATTACCAACAAGGGTTCTGTTCAGCACTTGCCGTTTCTGACTGAAGGCGAGAAAGCAGTATTCAAGACGGCACAAGAACTTGATCAAACATGGGTTGTTCAACATGCCGCTGATCGTCAGAAATATATCTGTCAAGGTCAGTCTGTAAATCTGTTCTTTCCAGCTGGTGCACAAAAGTCTTATGTAAACAAGGTGCATATCAAAGCATGGAAAGAAGGGCTCAAGGGCTTGTACTATCTACGCACCGAAGCTAAGTCTCGCGCAGAGAATGTATCTGAGAAAGTTGAGCGTGTAGCATTGCAAGACGACAATCGTAGTATTGTGTATAGCAAGAAGAACTGCCCGTTCTGCGCCATGGCAATGGAAGAACTGAAACTGCGTGGCATTCTTTTTGATAAGATTGACCTAGAAGAGATTGGTAAAACTGCGGCAGAAGTTACAGGTCGTAAAGTTAATACTGTTCCTCAAATTTATATTGAAGGGCAGTATATTGGTGGTTACGAGGACCTCATGGCATTTTTAAATAATGCATCGGTCCAAGAATCTGATGAATGTAGAGCTTGTGAGGGCTAAATTATGAAATACTATCGTGTTGAACCAAAAATGAAAAAGTCTGTTGTTGAGACACAATACTATGAACGCGAAGATGGGCTTCGTTTGTCGGTTGAAATCGGTTGGCGTTGGGGAGAGTTTCTTCTTCAGGCGCCTGAAACCGACGAAGAACTTCAAGAGTGGCTTGATTATCGAGGCATTTCAAGAGAAGAGTATGACGAAGATCGCGACTCGTATCCTTTATTGCCTGATCCTGAAGAAGACGATACGCTTGAACTAGAAGACTGGGAGCATGAGATGCTTTCGACTTGGGATGGCTGTTGGGAAGAATACGATGTATACTTAGGCTACAAGTCAGAAGTTGAACTCACCGAAGAAATGAAAGACGAAATTATTGAAGTCTTAAGTGAAGAAGGCTCAGGTGCTTTGTGGGACGAATGGGAAGAAGGGCATCCACTTCATGGTTGGGACAGCACCGATTGCACAACAGTCATATATAATGGATTTACGCTTGTAGAGTCCGACGAACACGGTAATCCATTAGAGGGAGAATAAATTGTCACTACTAGATTTTAGTACAGCATACAAGCCTTTCAAGTATCCTTGGGCTGTAGAACTTTCAAAAAAGCACGAAGAGGTTCATTGGATCGAAGACGAAGCAGAATTGTCTGAAGACGTTCAAGACTGGAAGACCAAGCTGACTGTAGATGAGAAAGAATTCATCACTCATATTCTACGCTTGTTCACTCAGTCTGATGTTCAGGTAGGTGAGAACTACCATGAGCTTCTGATTCCTAAATTCAAGAATAACGAAGTACGTAACATGCTATCGTCGTTTGCATCGCGTGAGGCGGTGCACCAGCGGGCATACGCGCTTTTGAACGACACCCTCGGTCTTCCTGACGAGGAATATCATAAGTTTCTTGAATACAAAGAAATGGCTGATAAAGTCGACTTCATGAAAGAAGGTGACATTTCTACGCACACTGGTTTAGCGCTAGCGCTTGCTCAGTCTGTATTCAATGAAGGCATGAGCTTGTTTGCTTCGTTTGTAATGCTACTCAACTTCCAGCGTTTTGGTAAGATGAAGGGCATGGGTACAATCGTAGAATGGTCGATTCGCGACGAAACTCTACACGTTCAAGGCAATGCAAAACTGTTCCGTACGTTCTGCGACGAACATCCTCGTATTGTCAACGATGAGCTAAAATCTAAAATTTATGAGATGGCTAAAAATGCAGTCGAACTTGAAGACAAATTTATCAATGCCGCATTCCGTGGCAACGATGTGCAAGGGCTTACAAAGGACGAAGTACGTAAGTATATTCGCCATATTGCTGATCGGCGTCTGCTTCAGCTTGGGCTCAAAACTAAGTTCAGACAAAAAGACAATCCTCTACCATGGCTTGATTGGGTACTTAACGGTGCAAGCCACGACAACTTCTTTGAAAAGCGAGTCACTGAATACTCCGTAGTGGGCATGGAAGGCGATTGGGGCTGGGAAGAAGAAACACAAGCTAAAGTCTGTGGCTTGGATGGAATGGGATGTGCCGCTTGATGGAAGAAGAATACGAATACGATCTTGAATGTTATTTCTGTGACTCAAGGCTCACACTGATTGTTTATCAAAACGAAGAAAAGCCCACGCATTGCCCGATGTGTGGCACTCTAAATGAGGAAGAGTGGAAAGATTAATGAAACCAGTTATCTCTTTATTTGAAGGTGGTCATGACAGTAACATTACTGTTTACGATCCTGAAAAAGATAAGTTTTATATTTACGAATTAGAACGAATCACTAACGACAAGGGCTTTCGCCTCAAAAGCCCAG